CGTCTTATGCCCGGAGGACGTGTGGCTATCATACAGACACGTTGGCACCTAGATGACCTCACAGGCCGTGTGGTACGTGACATGGGCAAGAACGAACGTGCAGACCAGTATGAGGTGGTTGAGTTCCCTGCTATACTAGACGTGGTTAACAAGAAAACAAAAAAGACAACTCAAAAGCCGTTATGGCCTGAGTTCTTTGACCTAGAAGCACTACTGCGTACCAAAGCCTCTATGCCTGTGTTCCAGTGGAACTCGCAGTATCAGCAGCAGCCAACCACAGAAGAGGCCGCGTTAGTCAAACGTGAGTGGTGGAACGAGTGGACCCCAGAAACACCTCCGTCCTGTGAATATGTTATCATGTCACTTGATGCCGCAGCCGAGAAACACAACCGTGCAGACTTTACAGCACTTACCACATGGGGTGTATTCTTGAACGAAGAGACTAGCGCGTACAATATTATATTGTTAAATAGCATAAAACAGCGTATGGAGTTCCCAGAACTTAAACAACTTGCGATGGAAGAGTATCAAGACTGGGAACCGGACTCGTTCATTGTGGAGAAGAAAAGCTCTGGTGTAGCCTTGTATCAAGAGATGCGGCGTATGGGTCTACCAGTGTCTGAGTACACACCACATAGAGGGTCAGGTGATAAGTTAGCCAGACTCAATTCCGTTGCAGACATTGTGGCATCTGGGCTTTGCTGGGTTCCACAGACAAGGTGGGCAGAAGAAGTGGTTGAAGAGATTGCAGGATTTCCATTTATGAGTAATGATGACCTTGTAGACTCAACGGTAATGGCTTTGATGCGCTTTAGACAGGGTGGCTTTATACGGCTACCTAGCGATGAACCAGAAGAACAACAGTATTTTAAACAGCGCCGAGGCGGGTATTATTGAAGGTGACACATGGCTATTGAAAAAAGTGTATATGCAGCTCCGCAGGGGTTAGAGGACAGCATCACCGACATGGAGGAGATGGAAGTCCCCGATATGGAGATTGAGATTGTTGATCCTGAGTCTGTTACTTTATCAGATGGCAGTATGGAGATTACTATAATACCCGGTAATGAGGTAGACTTTTCCGAGTTTGGTGCAAACCTTGCCGAGTTGATGGAGGACGACGATCTTGAGACTTTATCAAGTGATCTTGTTGGGCAGGTAAACACCGACATAGAAGGACGTAAAGACTGGGCGGACACGTTTGTAAAAGGTCTGGACGTTCTGGGTTTCAAGTATGAGGAACGTACAGACCCGTGGGATGGTGCTTGCGGTGTTAATTCAACTGTACTAGCCGAAGCAGCTATTCGGTTCCAAGCCGAGACTATGAGTGAAACTATGCCTGCTGCTGGCCCTGTAAAGACCAAGGTGCTTGGGCAAGAGACTCAAGAGAAGACAGAAGCCGCTGAACGCGTTAAGGCTGACATGAACTACGAGCTTACCGAGAATATGGTAGAGTATCGCCCAGAGCATGAACGCATGCTGTACAGCCTTGGTTTGGCAGGTTCCGCGTTTAAGAAGGTATACTACGACCCCAATCTAGGACGTCAGGCTGCTATCTATATTTCTGCAGAGGATGTCATTGTACCTTATGGTGCGTCTAACATCGAGGCTGCAGAGCGTGTAACGCACGTAATGCGTAAGACAAAGAACGAGTTGAAGAAGCTGCAGGCTGGAGGGTTCTACCGTGACGTAGACCTCGGAGACCCAGAACCCTACCATACAGACATAGAAGAAAAGAAAGCGGAAGACGGGGGCTACTCGCTCACTGATGATGACCGCTATGCTGTTTACGAGATACATGCCGACCTTCTTATTGAAGGTATTGATGACGACGATGAGATTGCTCGTCCTTACGTTGTCACTATTGAGCGTGGAAGTGGCGAGGTGTTGTCTATCCGTAGAAACTACGAGGAGGGCGACTCACTAACCCTCAAGCGACAACACTTCGTCCACTACAATTACGTACCGGGATTTGGCTTTTATGGCCTTGGATTGATCCACATCATTGGTGGATACGCCCGTGCTGGAACTTCCTTGATACGGCAACTGGTTGACGCAGGCACACTGTCGAACCTCCCCGGCGGTTTGAAGTCGCGTGGGCTTCGTATCAAGGGAGACGACTCTCCTATTAATCCCGGTGAATTTAAAGATGTAGATGTACCGTCAGGGTCTATCCGTGACAACATTATGCCTCTTCCTTACAAAGAACCTAGCCAGACTCTTCTTGCTCTCTTAAATCAAATTACGACTGAAGGACGTAGGCTAGGCGCTATCAGTGACATGGACATATCAGACATGTCAGCCAACGCTCCTGTGGGCACTACACTGGCTCTCCTAGAGCGCACACTCAAGCCTATGGCTGCTGTGCAGGCACGTGTACATTACGCGATGAAACAGGAGTTTAAACTGCTCAAGGCTATCATGGCTGAGTATGCTCCTACAGAGTACGCATACATACCGTCCAGAGGTGAGGTGGGAGCCAAGCGGTCAGACTATATGATGGTGGACGTGATCCCTGTCAGTGATCCTAACAACTCTACTATGGCCCAGCGCGTTGTGCAGTATCAGACAGTGTTACAGATGTCATCACAGGCTCCACAGATATACGACCTGCCTCAGTTGCATCGTCAGATGATAGAAGTGCTAGGTGTGAAGAACGCAGATAAACTTGTGCCAACTAAAGATGATGCCCAGCCAGCCGATCCGATAAGCGAGAATATGGATGCCTTGGTAGGTAAGCCGATGAAAGCGTTCATCTATCAGGACCACGATGCGCACATAGCTACACACATGTCGTTCATGCAAGACCCGATGGTAGCGCAGATGATCGGGCAAAATCCGCAGGCCAAACAGATCATGGCTTCACTACAGGCACATATAGCAGAACACCTTGGGTTCTCTTATCGCAAGAAGATAGAAGAGAAACTGGGCGCACCACTCCCTGCTCCAAATGAGCAGATGACTGAGGACATGGAAGTACAACTGTCACGTCTGGTTGCAGACGCAGGCAAGCAACTCACGCAGGCTAACAAACAGCAGGCAGCACAACAAGAAGCGCAGCAAAAGCAGAAAGACCCGATCATTCAGATGAAACAGGCTGAATTGCAGATCAAGCAAGCTGAAGAGCAACGCAAGGCCGCTAATGACCAAGCAGATCAGAAGATCAAGCAGTTTGAGATGCAGCTAAAAGAGCAGAAGATTCTGCTGGACGGCAATGTTGCCGCTGAACGCCTGAAGCTGGACGAGAAAGAAGTTATGCTAAACGCACAGAAGGACGGCGTTAAGATGGCCTCGGACAGGCGCGTGTCTAACGCTAAACTTGAATTAGAAGCGGATCGGGCAAAGCCTGACCGTAACTCTGGAGGTAATCAGTAAATATGGCAAAAACCGTCTTTGACGTGCTTAAAACTAAACTCGAGGGTGATAAATCCTCTGCACAGGAATTTCTTGGAACAGGAGGAGCAAAAGACTTCTCTCAATACAAGGAGGTTGTCGGCTTAATTCGGGGTCTCGAAGCTGGCATTAACTACGTGGAAGACCTTGCGAAGAACTATATGGAAAACGATGATGACTGAACAAGCAGTTAAAATCAGCGATGCTGAATTAGAACTACAACTACCTAAACCCGTGGGTTACCGCGTGTTGGTAGCCCTCCCTCAACCTGAAGAAACCGTCTCAGGGACATCAATCCTGAAGACGGAAACAGCCAAGACCCAAGATCATATCATGTCTATCATAGGACTTGTTGTGGACATGGGTGACCAAGCGTATTCTGACGAAGAGCGTTTCCCCACCGGAGCATGGTGCAAGGAAGGCGATTACGTGATGTTTCGTATGAACTCAGGAACACGTTTTACCATTGGCGGTATTGAATATCGGCTTATGAACGATGACTCTATTGAGGCTGTCGTGACCGATCCAACAGGCATTCAGAGGGCATAGACATGGCATTTCAAAAAGTAGAATTTGAGTTCCCCGAACCAGAAGATAAGACACTCGATATAGAAGACACTAGCGCGGTGGAAATAGATGTTTCAGGCAAGAAAACTAAAGAGGATTTCGCAGAAACTAAAGAACCAGAAGTTGAAGTTGCGGGTAAAGAGGATACTCCTGATGACGACTTTGAAGTTGAAGTTGTTGATGATACTCCGAAAGCTGATCGCAATCGTAAAGCGTCAGAGCCGCCTACCGATGTTACTGATGAAGAACTTGAGGATTACTCTGACAAGGTTCGTAAGCGTATTCAGCATTTCAGCAAGGGTTACCATGATGAGCGTAGGGCTAAAGAGGAAGCTCACAGGCAGAGTCAGGAGCTTGAGCGTGTTACTCAGCAGCTTATGGAGGAAAATAAAAAGCTAAAAGGTAACGTAAACAAGAATCAGACTGCTTTGTTAGAGCAGGCGAAGAAAAACGCTTCGATTGAATCTGAGAATGCTAAACGTGCGTATAAGGAAGCATACGAGTCTGGTGACTCCGATGCAGTGTTAGAAGCACAAGATAACTTAACCAATGCTAAGTTAAAGTCCGAAAGACTAGCAAACTTCAAATTACCTACTTTACAGGAAGAAGAAAAACCTGTACAAGCAGAGGTAGAACAGATCGCCCCAGCTCAAGTTGATACACGGGCCGCAGACTGGCAGAAAGCTAACTCGTGGTTCGGTCCTGACGATGAGATGACAAGTTTAGCGCTGGGGTTGCACAATAAACTTGTCAAACAGGGCGTAAGTCCGCAAAGCGATGAATACTACGAGTCGATTGACACTCGTATGCGTCAAGTATTCCCCGATAATTTCGAGGATGCTGAAAAACCGAAGCGAAAGACACAGGTGGTCGCTCCCGCAACGCGGAGTACATCACCAAAGAAAGTGACGTTGACACGCACTCAGGTCCAAATCGCTAGGAAGTTAGGTTTGACACCCGAACAATACGCCAAACAGGTTGCAATAGACATGAGGAAAGCAAATGGCTGAGAACCGCATAGACCGCGAATTAGAAAAACGTGAGAAAACTGTCCGTAAAAAGGCTTGGACGCGCCCGGAGACTTTACCCTCTCCAAATCCCCAAGCAGGTTACAGTTTCCGATGGATTCGAGTTTCTAACCAAGGCCAAGTAGATGCTACCAATGTCTCCTCGAAATTACGTGAAGGTTGGGAGCCTGTAAAGGCAACAGATCATCCAGAGATTTCTATGGTTACTATAGAACAAGAGCGTTTTAGAGATAACGTAGTGATTGGTGGATTGTTGCTTTGTAAAGCTCCATTTGAAATGGTTGACGAACGTAACGAATACTTTCAGAACCAGACGGACAGTCAAATGAGTTCCGTTGACAACAACCTGATGCGTGAAAATGACCCTCGCATGCCGCTGTTCAATGATCGCAAGACCAAAGTAACATTCGGTAAAGGAACTTAACACTTAGGAGCTTAAAATGGCTTATCCTACTATCTCGGCCCCGTATGGGCTAAAGCCTGTTGGCTTGGTTGGCGGCAGGTCTTACGCGGGTTCTACTCGCAAGATACCTATTGCTTCCAACTATGGAAC